ATATAAAAAGTTAGAAGTGTTCCGTATTACAGGCGGCGAGCCTTTGATGGATGTTAACACATTTCGCGTTTTAGATTACATTTATGAAAATCCTAATACATGGTTAGAGGTAAGTGTAACAAGTAACTTTTGCCCTCCTAAACAAGAACTAATGGATAAATTTATTGACAAACTTAAAAAATTAGAAGAAATTCAAATTTGGGAAGATAAGGAACGTTGGAATCCAGGCAGCGGAAACAACTGGTATGTTAACATGGCAATTAAGAATTTTGCTGTGTTTGTAAGTCTCGATAGTGTAGGTAAACAAGCAGAATACATTCGTAGCGGTTTGGATTATGAACTAATGCAAAAAAATGTTCGCACACTGTTAGACGAAACTTGTAATACTACATTAACTTTTATTAACACATTTAATATCCTTAGTGTTCCTAAGTTTAAGGATTTCTTAAAATACATACTTGAATTGCGTCAAGCGTACAGCAGAGAAAATCAAGGTATTAAGTATATTCCAATTCACGATCCTTGGACTAAACATAACGATTATGAAATACATCCTCGTCAGCGTGTGTGGTTTGATATTCCGTTATTGCGTAGCCCGGAGTGGATGGATTATAGAAACCTTCCTAAAAAGTTTGAAAGTTACTTACAAGAAGGCATTGACTTTATGAAAGAAAATGTTGAATCAGGAAACTTTGCTGGTTTCTATGATTTTGAAATTGCTAAAGCAGAACGTAACTTAGCAATGATGCAAGAAGTAGCTAACGTTGAAATTCGTAATCATACTAACTTTGTTAAGTTTTTTAAACAATACGATGAACGTAAAGGTACAAACTTAGTAGAAACATTTCCGGAGTTAAAAGATTTCGTAAATGGCATTAATATTCAAAGTTGATACTCCTCCAGATGATTGGATAAATCGCATACCTAGCACTGATCAAGTGTTGTTTATAGACCAACGACTAGAAGGCTGGCCTATATCTGAATACTATGACAAATTACATTCAAAATTACTAGATCCTAGTAAAGTAATATTTGCCACTAGTAATCTTAAAGAAGAAGAATTGTATAGTCATTATGTGGCAGACAAAAAACTAAAGATTGTTTCTTCATTGTTTTTTGCTACTAGGCACAGGCAGTTATTACCAGCATCTTTACATTTAGATTATAAACAAAATAACAATATTAGATTGTTTAGCTGTTTAAATCGCGTTTATAGAAATCATAGAAAAGCTCTGGTGTTAATGCTACACGACAGAGATTTGTTAAAACATGGCGAAGTAAGTCACAATACTTTTACATATATTAATTTTCCAGACTATAAAGAACATAAGTCTTTTAGACAAGAAAACATAGATGCGTTAGCAACTAAACTTCCATTAACAATAGACCAACAAGATTTTGATGTTAATTGGGCTGACGATTTTTTTAAAGAAACATATTTGAGAACTTGGGTAAGCGTAGTAACTGAAACTTTCTTCTCAGAATATAATAATCAGTCTATGTTCTTTAGCGAAAAGATTTTTAAACCAATCCGAGCACACCATCCTTTTATATTAGCAGCCGCACCTGGAAGTTTAACAGCTCTAAAAAATTTAGGGTTTAAAACATTCGATAATTGGTGGGATGAAAGTTATGACAATATTGTTGATCCTGTTGATAGATTGGAAGCAATATGTGATTTAATAGAAGAACTGTCAACTTGGTCCAAAGAACGATGGCTAAAAGTATACTCAGAAATTCAACCAAATTTAATAGAAAATTCAACATTGTTACTCAGAACAAACTGGAATGCTCAGTTTGACCAGCTAATTACTATATGAAGATAGGATATATAGGATTAGGTAAATTAGGATTGCCCTGTGCTGAAATAGTAGCACGTAAAGGGCACGAAGTTGCTGGCTATGACGTCGACGTTATACATAGCCAGCATATTAAAATGGCCGCAACAATCGCAGATTGCGTCAAAGACAAAGACATAGTATTTGTAGCAGTACCAACACCAAACTACAGCGATTACGATGGTAGTGTGCCCAGCGCAGGCACAGAGCCAAAAGATTACAGATATGATATTGTAAAGTCTTGTTTAATACAAGCTGATAAGCACATGTCTGACGATCAAATACTTGTATTAATTTCAACAGTCCTTCCAGGGACAACACGTAAAGAATTAGGCAAATTAGTTAATAGAACACCATTCATTTATAACCCTTACTTGATTAGCATGGAAAGCGTATCGACTGATATGGTTCGTCCTGAGATGGTTTTAATCGGAACAGAATTTGGCGTTCGTACTGCTCCTGTAGAAAAACTTATAAGTTTTTATGAATCGATAATGGAGAAAGACGCACGTTACGAAGTTGGTACGTGGGACGAATGTGAATGTATTAAGATGTTTTATAACACTTATGTTACCATGAAAATTACAATGGCTAATATGATACAAGATGTTGCCGTTAAGCAAGGTAACATAAATGTCGACTTTGTTACTACAGCATTAGCAAAAAGCGTTGAGAAAATTACAGGCCCTGCGTACATGAAATCTGGTATGGGCGACGGCGGATGTTGTAGACCACGCGATAATATTGTATTGCGTAAACTAGCTAAAGATTTAGATTTAGGTTATGATATGTTTGACTGGATGATGCTAGCCAGAGAAAAACAAGCAGAAAATCTAGCCAAGGAACTTGTTAAGTATGCCGAGCAAGTTGGTCAACCAATTTATATACACGGCAAAGCATACAAATCCGGAGTACCATATTGCCAAGGAAGTTATAGCTTACTTGTCGGACAGTATTGCGAAGCAATGGGTTATAATCCAATTTATGTTGATCCATTAACTAAAGACGTATGCGACGAAAGTACAGGAGTCATTTTGTTAGCACACGGCAAAGAATATTGTCCAATAACAGCCGGAAGTATTGTAATTGATCCTTGGAGGTGTTATAATAATGATGCCGTACGAGTGATACATTACGGCAATACGAGGTTATTCAATGTATGATATTATTTTTATTGGAGCAGACACTCCAGATTTTAGAAAATTAAAAGAACGCTTTCCGTTAGCTAAACGAGCTAACACCTTTATTGAAGCAAATCAAAAAGTTTTTACAAAAATGTTTTGGGTAGTGTACCCTGACATTAAGGTGCGAGATGATTTTCTTTTTGATTACAATGTTCCAGAATGGGACGAAAAATATATTCATGTTTTTAAGAATGGCCGCAGTTATGACGGTATAGCGTTATTTCCTAAAAACGCAAAAGTATCTAAAAAAGAATTACAGCATCGTTTCTACTTAACAATGAAAGAAGTAGAAATAGATGCTAGCGAGCCTAAGCTGTATGATATCTTTGACATTGACACATACGAAGAATATCTCGATGCGTTAGAAAACTCAACGACAGATATGTTCTGGATGACTAGCCGTAATTTTAAGCCACATAAAGACTTTGAATTTGACATGTACTTTGAACACTCAAACGTTGAAGATAGGCAACAAAACCATTCTTTTATACATCGTGTAGGTACCATCGAAACCTACAATGGTATTATATTGTGTAGCAAACACAAACCACTAAGCAAGAAAGAAATAGAATACAGATTTCCTTTACAGCGTAGAGAGTGGGAAATTATCGCCAGTGTTCCACTAAACTATAGTAGGGCTGTTCCTTCCATTGACACTTACGAAGATTATAAAGAGCTAATGGACAATGCGTACACTACAGAAATGATATGGTTAGTTCCTGCTGACGTTATGCCAGATCCTGAGTTTAAGTTTAACACTTATTTTACACACGATAACGAATTTGATAGAACTATCAATCACGTATTTCTTAACGGAGAACACTACGATGGTATTATGCTGTTAAGCAAACATAGTCCTATTAGCGAGCGTGAATTTAAAAATAGATTCATTATTAATAAGAAAGAATGGGAGATTGTAGCAAGTACTCCTAAAAAGTTTGACATTTTTTATATTGACACTTTTGAAGAATATGAACAGGCACTAAAAAATACTACCACAGAATTGTTCTGGATGACTAGTAAAAACTTACAACCTGCTCCAGACTTTGATTTTAGTTTATACATTAGTCATCATAACAGAGTAGACCGTGAACAGAATCATGCGTTTATTCACCGAGTTGATGGTAAAGATAATTACAACGGTATTTTCTTGTTAAGCAAAAACAAGCCTTTGACTAAACGCGAAGTAGAATATCGATTCCCTGTAGAACGCAAAGAGTGGGATATTGTTGCTAGCGGTCCAGTAGTGTACGAGCGCTATGTCTTTAATTAACTACGAATGGTATCTCGATAAGTTAAAAAACAGTCCGACGGAAATGTTTTGGTTTGTTCCGCCGGATGTAGTTATTGCTGACAATTTTAAATTCGACATTTACTTTCCTCCTGAAAATGAATACGACCGTAAAATGAACCATGCCTTCTTAAACGGCAGACATTACGATGGAATTTTTCTTTTTAGTAAACACAGACCTATAAGCAAAAGAGAGTTTGAACTTAGATTTCCAGTTGAACGTAAAGAGTGGAGTTTAGTTGCTAGTAACCCTAAGCCTTTTGATATTGTTTTTATTAGTTACAACGAACCTAACGCAGATGAAAACTACAAAAAGCTATGTGAAAGATATCCTAATGCTAAACGTGTACACGGTGTAAAAGGAATTCATAACGCACATATCGAAGCGGCCAAGTTATCTAATACAACTATGTTTTGGGTTATTGACGGTGACGCAGTTTTGTTAGATGATTTTAATTTAACATACCATGTACCTTATTATAGCAAAAACAATGTGTTTGTTTGGCGCAGTCGTAATCCTATTAACAATTTAGAATATGGGTATGGCGGTGTCAAGTTGTTACCAAAAGAACTAACACTTAACATGGATGTTAATAGCGCTGACATGACAACAAGTATCAGCGACAACTTCAACATTATGGATGATGTTAGCAATATTACATCGTTTAACACAGACCCTTTTAATACTTGGAAAAGTGCGTTTAGAGAATGTGCCAAGTTAGCTAGTGGTATTATTGCTAGACAAGACAATCGAGAATCGATAGAACGTTTAGACGTTTGGTGTACAGTTGCTAACGGCAACTTTAGTGAATATGCTTTAGCAGGAGCAAACGCAGGTAAAGAATTTGTAAACGCACATCCAGATGAGCTAAACAAGATTAATAATTTTGACTGGTTATATGAGCAATTTTCAAGACATTCCATTTGAGCGTATAATTAGTTTCGGACAACGAACTATGTTGGACCGTCCTTTATTCAGCGTAAGTTGGATATTAGGCAGATTCTGTAATTATAAATGTAGTTACTGCTGGCCATATGCTCGCAGTGATGAAGTAGATCACCAGCCGCTTGAGGTATATAAAAATACTGTCGACGAGATTAAGCGTCAGGCGCGAGCCAATGGATTTGACCAGTTCCATTGGTCGTTCAGCGGCGGTGAACCTACAGCGTATAAACATCTGCTAGAATTAGTAAGGCATTTAGAAAGCGATTCGAGTTGCCCGTATCAAAGTGTACACATGACAACTAATCTTAGTCCTAGTATTAATTGGTGGAATTCTTGGAGTAGTGTTACACAGCCTTTACAGCGCAGGAGTATTACAGCAAGTTTCCATGCTGAGTTTGCCAAGGAAAAAGATTTCGGTGATAAATGTTTAGCCTTAATGTATAATGGAGTTTATGTAACAATTAACCAAGTTATGGTTCCTGAGAAATTTTACGAAACACTAGAACGTTGCGAAAGATTTAGAACCAGGGGAATTAATGTAACTCTTAAGCCGCAAAGCAATGAATCTGCTTCTGCTATAGTAAATGGATACTCGGAAGATATGATTAAAATCATGAAAGATGAGTTTGCCCAACAAACAGAATATCAAATAGAATTGACTGACGGAACAAATAAGTATTATATAGATCAAGCAGAACGTTTCAATGCGCTAGGATTTAACAAGTTTTCGGGTTGGGCATGTAATAGCGGATATCAAAGTGTTATCATAAGAGGAACAGAAGTTAAGCGTAGTTATAGTTGCCATGACGCACCCTTAGGAACACTAGAAAATTTTAAACTTTTTGATGCTCCACAAAAATGTACAACTCCTAGCTGTGTTAGTTCAGCGGATAGCAAAATACCAAAATGTATAATTTAACAGATATTAAAAGTGTTCATTTAGAACTGACAACAAAGTGCCAAGCACGTTGTCCTATGTGCCCTCGCAGATTAAATGGTGGCATGTTAAATCCCCTATTTGAAATTACTGATATTAATTTAGAAACTTTTAAAGAATGGTTTCCTGATAGTTTTATTAAGCAATTGAATAAGTTGTTTATGTGCGGAAACTTAGGAGATCCGATTATAGGCCATGATTGTTTAGAAATCTTTCAGCATTTGCGCGAAGTCAATCCTAGTATGTTATTAGCAATGCACACTAACGGTTCTGCTAGAAATATTTCGTTCTGGGAAACATTAGCAAAATTAGATGTTAAGATTACTTTTGGTATTGATGGCTTAGAAGATACGCATAAGTTGTATCGTATTGATACAGACTTTAATAAAATTATTGAGAACGCAACAGCGTTTATTAATGCCGGTGGTTATGCCGAATGGCACATGCTAGCGTTTGAACACAATGAACATCAAATAGGTGCTTGCCAACATATGGCAGATATGTTAGGGTTTAAGAAATTTACAATCAAGCATACATCGAGGTTCAAAGACGATAAGTTAAATGTAATAGATGACACAGGCAAGACTACCCATGTTTTACGACCTACTCAACGAAGTAAAGAAATGATGCCAAAGATTATTCAATCTTTGAAAGAAGAAAAGCCTTACGTAAGTTGTAAAGTACAAAATAACAAAGAAATTTATGTTAGTGCTAATGGTACAATAAGCCCGTGCTGTTGGTTAGACTTTAGTTGGATTTTACCGTCGCAAGATAGTCGCATAGATTATATGGATAAGATAGGCAAGTTTCCAACACTACGAGAACAATCTTTAGAATCTATTTTTAATTCTGGTTTCTTTAATGATATCGCTAACACTTGGCAAGATAAACCTCTGATGGAATGTAGTAGACAATGTGGGTCGTTTGACAAATGCGGAGAGCAGTTTAAATGAATATAGATCTTGAACACTTACATTATTGGATGTGTGCTATTAGGGGAAGTGAAAATCCTATGCGTACACTTGACGCATTTTGGCGCGGACAAATGCGTAGTAAAGAATGGTTAATAGATTGTTTAGACGAACACGTACACTTTGGTAGTAGTGTAGACATTCACGGCGGATGGGTTGGAACATTGTCCAGTATGTTATTTCAAAGTAACATCCCTGTTACTACGATACGAAGCATTGACATTGATCCTACGTGCGAGCCTATTGCTACACTTATGAATCAGATGGAATTTGAAGCTGGCCGATTCCGTGCTATAACAGCTGATATGTGTACTGTACGAAGTGATGCTGATATTGTTATTAATACTAGTTGCGAGCACATTACACAAGATCAATATGATTTATGGTTAAGCGGAATGCCGCATAGCAGTTTGTTAGTATTACAAAGCAATAACTATGATATTCCTGAACATGTGCGTATTGCTAAAGACTTAAATGAATTCAAAGAACAATGCCACGTAGAAGTGTTGTTTGCCGGAGAATTAGAACTTCCGTTGTATAAAAGATTTATGGTGATTGGTCGTGCCAAGCTCTAAAACATTTTGCCCTTTACCGTGGATTCACGTAGCTACTAGACCTAACGGAGATGTTAGACTATGTTGTACGACTAATGCTAGCGGGGCAGGTACTACCGATATCAAAGAAGCTGGCATTGTTCAAGCTGATGGTAAAAATATGAATTTGCGTGACCATACTTTAGAAGAAGTATGGAACAGTGATTTCATGAAAAATACCAGGCTAGAAATGTTAAATGGAAAAGTTCCTACAAGCTGTACAAAATGTTTTGACGAGGAATCTAAAGGAATAACAAGCAAACGTCAATGGGAAACTGTTGTATGGAAAGAGCGTTTAGATTTAGAAAGCATTGTTGAACAAACACAGATAGACGGCAGTTTGCCTGTGTACATTCCTTACTTTGATTTACGATTAGGTAACTTATGTCAGCTTAAATGTATTATGTGTAGTCCGCATGATAGTAGTGCTTGGATCAAAGAATGGAAACTTCAATATCCAAAATATACAGTTTTAGAATTAAAACAAGACCAGCATTGGGATGACCGCAACAGAGATTATACTTGGTATCAAAAAGGCAGCTTTTTAGACAGTATAAAGAGTCAATTACATTATATTAAAGAGTTGTATTTTGCTGGCGGCGAGCCCTTGTTAATACCTGAGCATTATAAAATACTTGAATTAATGGTAGAAACAGGCAATGCTAAAAATTGTGTGTTAAGGTATAACAGTAACGGTTTGGAATTACCTGAAAAACTTTTTGAACTATGGAATCATTTTAAAGAAGTTAAATTTAATTTTAGCATAGACGCATTAGGCGCCCGAAATGATTACATTCGATATCCATCAGAGTGGAATAAAATTGTTACTAATTTAGAACGTTTAGACAATACCCCTGACAACATTGTTGTTAATATTGCTTGTGCTGTACAAGCATTGAATGTTTTAACGATTCCTGAATTAGTTAAATGGAAAGAAAGTAAAAATTTTAAAAAGATTAATCTGCCTCCTTACGGTGCCGGATTGATAGGAACACATTTAGTTTATTTGCCTAGCTATCTTAATGTAAGAGTATTGCCTAAACATTTAAAAGATAAGGTGGCTAAAGAAGTAGAATATTTTTGTTCTAAACATTCCATTGATTCAGAGTTTGTGAAAAGTCCTTACGGCTACAAGAGATGGAACGGATTGGTAAAATATATGTACGCAGAAGATTGGTCGCATAAACTTCCTATGTTACAAAATTACATAGAAGTAACAGATCAAACTAGAGGTACCAATTTTAAGAAGACATTTCCTGAGTTAAATGATTTATGGAACTAATAAGAGTAAAATCTAGTTGGAAAAGAACAGATTTACGAATAGAGTTTGTTCTGGGTAATTTATGTAACTGGAAATGTTGGTACTGTTTTCCAGGATCAAACGAAGGTACACATCGTTTTCCTGATTTCGATTTAACAGTACAAAATTTATTACATCTTATACGTCATTATAAACAAAACGGAAAGAAACGTTTTTTCTTACATATAATTGGTGGCGAGCCTACGCTATGGCCTAAGCTAGGAGAGTTTGCCGAAATATTTTCTAAAGAAGGTTGTGTTATATCTATTAGTACTAATGGTAGCAGAACACTACGTTGGTGGAGAGAATACGGAAAATATTTTAGTAAAGTAATTTTAAGTTGTCATCATGAGCAGATGGATTTAAAACACAATATAGAAGTTGCTGATATTTTATATGAAAGTAACTGTATTGTTGATGCCAGTGTGTTAATGGATCCAACAGCGTGGGATAAATGTATTGGTATAGTACAAGGATTACGCAATAGCAAACATCGTTGGCCTATTGTAGCAAACGAAGTATTCCATGAAACATTAAATTATAATCCAGCACAGAAAAAATATCTTAACGGTTTTATTAAACGTATACCTAATTTGTGGTATTACTTTAAAAACAATAAACATCCTTCGGATAATACTACAGCAATCTTTTCAAACGGAAATCGTAAATTTGTAAAACCTAATTGGATAATTTTACAAAAGCTAAACAATTTTAAAGACTGGGTTTGTAATTTAGGTGTTGATAGTCTTGCTATTAGTAAGACTGGAGAACTTACAGGGTCTTGTAATGAAACTTTATACAATATAGATACACGCTATAACTTGTATCAATTAGATTTCGTTGAAAAATTTAACCCTGAGATAAAACCTGTTGTGTGTACAAAGGAATCATGTTGGTGCCAACCAGAAGCTAATTTACGAAAATATAAAGTTATTCCACTGGTGCCAGTTTAGTCAACGGAATATCTGCTGAACACGTACAGTAATTCCTTGTACAAATAATTGGATCTTCGGGGTTTACAAAAGTACCTTGATATATATTTCCTAAGCTGCCGCCTACACGACACGTAGCACGATGTACATCGCCGTCCCAATTAATCATTAAACTTTCTATTCCAGCATTACAACTCCAGTCTTTATATTTGTTAAGATGGAGTTTGATAACATCGTTGGAATGAATGATTTGTTTATCATCTATAATACAATTTCCTTGTATTGTAGAATCTTGTTCTTTAATCCAGTTTAAATCGTCTGGGTGATATCGCATATCATCAAACAAATCGTGGTCTCCTTGAGTCCAGCGTATGCGTCTTACTGTACTAGGGATTTGTCTTTCGTCTAACATACCTTTGACAATTTTAGTGTAAGGTATAAAATCATGGTGCGCCATAATTTGTCCAATTAACTTAAATGTTGTTGCGTCTGATAGTTTTGTAAGCGTAGTTACTACACGCATCCAGTCGTATTCCAAATGAATACTAAACACATATTGATTAACTGGCAGTATCCGATAAAATTCATATGGTCGTGTTCCGTTAGTTGTAACACTAATCCAATGGATGCCTTTGAATCTACAATAAGTTATCAACTCTTGAAATTTAGGATGTACACAAGGTTCGCCTCCAGTAAAACTTAACCTGATAGGCTTGTTAAGTAGCACTAGCTTATCTACAGTTTGTTTAAGTATTTCAATGTCTGTATGATCGCTTACGTTATCGTGTATTTCACTAGGACAATAGGAACAATCGTAATTACACCTTTTACCGAGATTCCATTCAACCTTGATACTATCTTGATGCGGCCAGCGACTAGATACTTTATACATAAGGTTTAAATTCTGGAGTAACTTCTTCAAAACACTGGTTACGTGTTTTATCTAACCTGTGATTAAATTCTACACAATCATCCCACATATATGATTGGTTACCTGCTAATATAAAATTAATAACACCGTCTATTTGACCGTATGTTATGTCAAGTAAGATTGGATTTTCTTTTACATATTTGAAGGTTGGTACTAACTCTCTTACTGCTTTTAATTTTGTAAGAGCAAGTGCTTTTAATTCGTTAGGTAATACTTGTGCTGATAAAACTGTAGGATATTTTACCATGTTTGTATAAAACACAATACCTAACTCATTTAAGAACAATTCAATCATTTTATCTAAGATTAATATGTTGCTAATCTGTACAGCTACAGCACCGACAACTCTGCTTACATTAGGTAGAGTTTTTATTTCTTGTATGTTTTGTACAACTTCGTTCCAATTGCTGTTGCCGCGTATGTACTCGTAAACAGAACCAATCCCGTCAATGCTGACGTTAACGGCAACGCTTCTAAAATGTGGCCAATAGTCATGTATAGTCCTTCCTTTGCTTATACCAAGTGTTGTACCATTTGTGGCATATTTGATTTCAATTTGATGCCCGTATGGTTTTAACATATCTAATATTCTATAGTGCTGTGGATCCATTAAAGGTTCGCCACCGGCAAATTCTACACGTCTGAAATTAGGTAAGTTTTTTTCAAAACTACTCCACCAGTTAGGATTATCTTCAAACTTATCTAAGTAAGGTTTTCTAACTAAATTAAGAGTACGTACATTTTCCGATATAAAGTTTTTTTCTTTATCGTAAAATTCTTCTACTTGATCCCAGTCATTCCAACTTGTGCTATCTGTTGGGTTACACATACGACACTTTAGATTACACAAATTGTTTAGTTTAATTTCCATTGTTGGAATATTATACGGCATTGTAAAGTCGCTATTCATAGACTCTATAGCACGGGGATATAAACGTATACGTGCTTCGGGTATAGTACCGTTAACATGTCGTTGCCTTAGACTTTCAACACCTTGATCTTCTAAACTAAAACATGGTTCGCATTCTGGTGGGCGATTGCCTCCAATTACTTGTTTGCGAATACGACGCATATTGTCGTTATTCCAAATTTCTTCTAAAGTATTATCGTTAATATGTCCAATGGGATGACTACGACAGCAGACTTTGACAGCGCCATCTTCTCTTGTAGCTAAACCTGTAAAAGGGTGCATACAGAATGTTGGAGGATTAAGAGTGCTCAATTGCCCATTTCCTTTCTTTACACCAGAAACATTTTCCGCATACAGGAACATATTGTCCTGGTGTGTAGTTTTTATAATTTAATTCTTTGAACGTACCTTCGCAACTGCGAGTAAGTTCTAGTAAATCTTCTAAATTGTTTTCTTTATATTGCTTAATGACCCATGACTTATCGGTAAATCTAAAAGGATGTATAGCCCAGCGATCCATATGTTTCATCATATACAGATGTTCGTTTTCTGTAGTAGGTTCTATGTCGCGTTCTAGCATACCGTTAAAGTTTGCTAGTCTAGGGTTGCGTGTCACAGCATTGTAGTACGCATCTATGTTTTTTTGAAAACAAATGTATTCAGCAAACGATCTGATTTCAATGTTGTCACCACTAACCTGTTTGCCATACTCGTCTATTAAGTTAGGACCCATTTTCCCGTACTCTAAATCTGGTGAGATAAAATTTGTATAACGCTCAAATGTGTGATACGTGAATCTATTAACAAGCCAGCGGTATACGTTTAATCCGTCATATTGTTGCCAGGGTTTTTCCTTCCAACATCTTATGTGGCTTATTATATGAAAATGAAAACCTTGCGGAGCAATAGAACATAATAAAAATGCTAATAGTGCTGAATCGGCTCCTCCGCTGAGGCTAATAGCTACGCTGTTCCATTTTTTATCAAACGGTAATTTGACACCGTCTATCTCGTAAAAGTTCATGAAATATTTAACCTTAAAAAGTAGCACATAAATATTTTATGTTATCACGAACCAATTATACAGTAGATACAAGTCTTTTACAAGAAGCTTTGGATTCTGTCAATCCTAACGACTTCAAAACTACAATTAACGAACCAACTGGTAACTTTTTCTATGATCCGTGGCAAATCAAAGAAGAATACAAAGGTACAGTTTGGGAAAAACTTCTAAACACTTTACCAACTTCAGTTGGAGAAGCACGTATAATCTCATTAGCACCTCAAATGAGTTATCATGCTCACGCAGATATTGATGACAGATATCATTTAACCGTTAAAAGCGAACAGTCATATCTAGTAGATTTAACTTTTGGGAAACTTCATAAGTTAGAAACTGATGGTGTATGGTATGATATGGATGCTGGTAGGTTACATACTGCCAGTAACTTTGGAAGAGATGTAAGAATACAGTTAGTTGTTAGAAAGAATCTTAATAGGGGAATGTTAAAGTACCCTGTTCACGTTAAAATTGTATCAAACATATCTAATCCGGACGATAGCAGATTTATGTTTGACAACCAAGTTAGCCCATGGCTCAACAACGCAAATAAGTTAGGGATGATTAACAATTTTAACTATGCACCTAGCGCAGTAGACTTTGATGTAGAAGAAAGTTATCTAACAGGGCTTAAATGGTTATTAAGTGATAATAATTTTAGGATAGAACAATGATATTTTATGGTAATAAATGGGACGCTATCTTAGAAGAAATTAAAGACGTTCAGGGCGATGCGCGAACTTATGGTGTTGACTTCTATCAAAACAAAGATGGTAGGTTTAATGAAATCATAGACTTGTGGAAACAAGCTGGATATGATAAATCTGGTACAGTTGAATGGATCAATTACTATCCAGGTAAACATTTTAGTTCGCAAGTAGTAAAAGACTTTGAAGAACTAACAGGATATACTTGTGCTAAGTCGTGGATTAGTAAAATACGTCCCGGAAGATACGCACCATATCATTGGGATATCGACGACGACGAAGAAACATACCTAGCACAAGGTGAATTAAAGCGTTGGAGTTGTACAGTATCAAAACCTAATTACGGACAAGTCTTTATTTTAGAAAATACAGTAGTACACAACCAACCACAAGGATCGTTACTCGAGTGGCCTACACATAGAGCATGGCACGGTGGTGGTAATTGTAGTTTTGAACCAAAGTATATGTTTCATTTCTTGGGAATTAAAAAATGAAATTCATCGGAAATAGCTCACAAGTAATTAACTGGCCTGAAGTTCTTACAGAAATAAAAAAACAACCCGGAAGAATTCGCGGTAAGGATCAAAAGGATGATATTCATATTAATCCTAAGGTTGCCGAACTACGCAAACGTTGGGAAGCGGCAGGATACGATGAAAAGAATCCTGCTATTGGATGGATTGATTATGATATAACTGACGAAACTGTAGAAAAACTAGCAGAGTGGTTAAATGTAACATCCATAGGCGCATGGGTTACAAGTGTTCCTCCGGGATATTGTGTTCCATGGCATGCTGATTTTACTGATAACGAAGAACAGCTTTTAGCTAAAGGACAAGTGTTAAGATTTACTTGTCATATATGCGAGCCTAAATGGGGTCAAGTACTAGTATTAGAAGATCACGCATTTCACATGGAAACTCAAGGTAATGTATATCAGTGGTCAGACTGGCAAAATTGGCATGGCGGAATGAATATGGGTTTAGAACCTAAGTTCTTGTTTAATTTTATGGGATACGCAAAGTGACTTATGCTGTTGATATAACTATTCCTGTTAGCCCTTTAGCTGATTACTCTGTTTTAAACCAAACAAGCAATGAACCAGAAATATGGTTTGCTAAAACTGAAGATGTTGATACAAGTTTTACACAATGGTTAGACCAGCAAGGTTTAGTAATGACGTATCCACCATTGGTATTTTACACTCCAGCCGGACAACAATGTGGTATTCACATTGACGGGTATGCCGTTAGTGATAGAGCTTGCGTTAATTTTATACTAGGAGGTGCTGGCAGCTTAATGCACTGGTATAAACTTCAAGAAGGGCAAGAAATAACAGAACAAGTTGCTACACAAGCCGGTACACCGTATACGTTATATGATCCGCACCAAGTAAAACACGTTTTTTCACACGCTGTTAAGTGGCCCACTATTGTACAAACCGGTGTCCCACACAATATTACAAATCACACTCATGGACCACGCTGGTGTATTAGTTGTGATATTAGCTATAAAGACAAACCTGAAGAAGGTTTAACAATGATACAAGCCTTAGAAGCATTTAAAAAATGGATAATTTAGATAAAGCACGTAAAATTTTAAGATCAGGCATTCCTTGGTTACAATTAGACATTCCTTTTGATGTTATGGAATGGAAGAAACAAGCGTTAGAAGCAGAACAATACTACCAAGAGTACAGAGAAGGTTACAGTAATGGTTGGTCTGGATGTTGTTTACATGGTTTGGGGGTAGACAAAATCTATACCGCAGACAATTATGGGTATCAAGAGTATAATGCTCCATATGCCTATACAGACTTAGCTTATAAATGCCCAACTATTACAGACTACTGGAAACATCAGTTTCCGGCCGAACGCTACACACGTATTAGATTCCTAAAACTAGATCCTTGGAGTAACATTAACTGGCATTCTGATGGAAAGATACCAGATGACATAGATCCTTTGATGTCCATTTTGCCCATTAATGTTGCTGTAGTACATCCAGATCTTTGCCAAATGGAAATAGAAGACAAAACCGTACCTTGGAGAGAGGGTAAAGTTATGATGTTGAACATTAGCAAAGAACATGCGGTGTTCAATCGTAGTAGTAAACCACGTATTCATATGATTGCCAACATAATTTTAGGTAATCGTACCAAAGAGTTTTGTGATATGCTAGTGAGATGTTATAATGAGCAATATGGTGAAATTTGAAACGCTGGCAGGATCGCCAGATATTGTCTTTATATTTTTAGATAGGATTAGTCAATGCCAAACTAAATGGACGGCAGAGCTAATTAAAAATTTAAGCGACTATGTCCTAACTAAAATCAACGTACACGGGTTCAATGTAATACAGGGATTGGATGAAGATGCGTTATTAAAAGAAGCCGCACAGGATTATAACTATGCGGTTGTATTAAGTACAGGCACAGAGTTCTTAAACGGTGATGAATTTTTCCACGAGGTTGAAAAACTTGTTTATTCTCATACAGACTTTTTCTTAATGGGCCATATTCCTGACAGGGACGATGGCTATTATGAATTACATGAACAATGTTATATAATAAACCTAAATACTTATGAAGAATTAGGTTTTCCAGTCGTAGGAAAGTTTCAATATTATAGTTCTCACGAACAAGTGAAGCCTATTCGCAGTAAAGATAACGTTCACGATGATTATACTCCTGTATGGATAAAGCCAGGCAGTCCTTGGCGTGTACATGACTACAAACATAAGTGGCATGGATGGAATATTTTAAGTACGGCACTTAAAAATGACAAACCTGTATTAGTGTTTGGCCCAGAATTTAGAGATAATAAACGTTATTATTACCCTAATTACGAACCGGCATTTATTAATGCTTGTACATACTTGTACGGCAAAAACGAAGTAGCGGCACAAACATTATTTTACCCGTACAATACAGAAATATTAGCAGAAGTAGTTTGTAAAGAACCTATAAGACAGTTAGTAATACAAGCGTCAGGCTTACAATTTGTTGATTATCTAGCATTACACGGATACAACGAAAATACAGTTGTGAGATTTGTTGATTATAACTTATTTGCTTTAGAATGTATGGAACACATTGTAGAGCATTGGGATGGAAATAACTACTTAGACTTTGTTAAAGGTTACGTTAGTGCTAGATCTAGTTTCTTAAAAAATAAAACACAAGAGTGGATCACATTAACAGGGTTTGAACAAAAAGTCAATCCTTCTGTATGGCAAGATATTATTAATACAGTTAAGTTTGAATTCGCACATCAAGATTTAGTCCTCAATAAAGGATTAGAAGTAAGTTCTTGGTTAGATAATGTACCTAATACTATAGTTCATTTAAGTCATATTTTTAATTATGATCCTGCGGCCCCGTTTGTTCCTTTAAGACATAGAATCTACAATGAGAAACTATTAAAGGATAAAATTAAAAAGTATAACCCTGATGCGTATATTGTATTAGTTGATGAAGTATCTGAATTTTTTAAAGACAAATTACCTACATGGCATCTAAACGGAGAATGGCATGGTATATGATTCTAGCAGGTTGTTGTTAAGAGATACAATTAACAAATTAATACCACAATTTAGAACAGAGTTTTTAGCAGTACACGGTACAAATACGTCTGACATTCCACTATATGATACAGGTAAAGAATTAGATGTTCATAAAAAGTGGAGAATGTGTGTATTAAAGAATATGGGCGTGTGGGACAACCAATCTAAAACATTATATCCTACACTTAATCAGTTTGTAGAAGAAATGGGAGATACTTGTCGTAGTGTAGGATATAGTATATTAGAACCGGGCGGCAATGTTATTACACATACTGATACAGAAGAAAACCACGAAGATTATGTTATTGTTCATGCTCCTTTGATAGTGCCTGAAGGTGACGTTGGCTTTATAGAAAATGATGAACGAGGTAAATGGATAGAAGGCGAATGTTTCATTCTTGATGTAGAAAGTCCACATTCTATTTGGAACTATACAGACAAGCCTCGTGTAGTAGTTCTATTTGAATTATTAAAGAAGGATGTTTATGTTTAAGAATATAGGAATAACAGGACATACTAAAGGTATAGGTAAAGGACTGTATGATCATTTTTCTAAATTAGGTTGTAATGTATTGGGTTTTAGTTTAGAAAACGGTTTTGATATTAGTAAAAATCGTGATGAGATTATTAGCTGGACTAAAGAATGCGATTTGTTTTTTAATAATGCTTACAGCGGATATTCGCAAGTTGAATTAGCTAAATTGTGGCAACAAGAACATTGGCACAATAATCATTATATCATTAATACAAGTTCAATGGCCGCAGAACCTTTAGCTGATATACCAAATAATTTTCCATGGTTAAAACCTTACGGAGAAGAAAAGTATGCTATTAATAAAGTTAGTTGGGAAATAAATCATAGCGGCAGTAAATGTAAAAGTATTGTAATAATGCCAGGTGTATGTCAAACTAATTTTTATAATCCTTACGACACAGAAGAACAAAACGGCCTAGAGCTGTACAAACGTGTGATGGAAACAGATAGTATTATTACAGTAGACGATTTAGTTAAAACTGTTGATTTAGTTTTACAAAGCATTAACGGTAGAAATTTTATATCACAGATAACGGTGTTAAATGGATACTAATGAACAATTAATATGGCATAGACATGAGTTGTCTATATTTGAGGAACTGCTATCCTTTAAAGAAGGGTTAATCAAGGACTACATGGAAGGTTATGCCGACCATAAAGAAGCAATCCTAGCACAATCTGAAAATACCATTAGTCTTGACAACTATGATAACACACAGATGAATATGGCGGAAGGTATGTTAGTAGTTAGAGATCCAGCTACATTACAGTGGAATACTAACTTTACTGCTTGGCAAAGTGTAGGGTTAAAAAATGTTGTTAAACTTAACGGAAAAGTTGAACTGTACGAAACAATGCCTGATGAACAGTTAGCAAAATATCCAACTTGTAAACAAATGATGGACAAGTACGGAGATGACTTGTTTGGATTAGTGTATAGTTCAATAGGTCCTTACAGTATTTTACAAAGACATGTTGGCCCAGAGAATATAGACGGTGAATATATTAGAATACACATTCCTCTTATTGTGCCTGAAGGTGATATCTTTTTAGAAGTACAAAATCACGAAGTAACATGGAAAGACATATTTGGTTTTAACAACCAATATTTACATAGCGCTCATAATTATTCTAACGAATGGCGCACAATTATGATAGTAGACTTATCTCGTAAGGCATGTGGTTTGCCTCCGGGAAGGCATTACAGTGAAGGCGGACAAGAACGTGAAAAGCCGTTCGTCCGAGGGTGGGTATTTTGATTAATGAATGGATTGAACGTATAACAAAACCTAGAGAAGAACTAGGAGGGTTTGGCGTATGCCCTTATGCTAAAGGAGCCAAATACGAACTTATAGAAACTGATGGTGGCGATATTAATCCACCTCCTTGGGATTTTGAATTAATAATTTACAAGCTGCCGGCTGAGTATTCGCCCGATGAAGTGTGTGCTATAGCTAGCGAATATAACAAGATGTATCCTGAATTGGTATTTTTACCAGACCCTAAAGATAAAGATACATATATTAATGGCGTACAGACTAACAACGGAAAGTATAATTTGATACTTTGCCAATGGAGAGATAATTTAAATAACGCTAGAGAAAAATTAGCCAATACAACATATTATTCGTATTGGTCAGAAGAATACTTAAAAGAAATACTTAGTCAATGAATCATGCTTTAATTTTTAGTGTCCATAGCATGGGTGTTAGGAGACCTCCTGGCCCGTACCGCATTGCCTCATTTTTAAGAGAGCACGAATGGGACGTTGAAGTAATTGACTATACTCTACAATGGGACGAAGAACAATTAAAAGAACTAGTTAAATCTAGAGTCACATCGCAAACTGTATTCTTTGGATTCAGTTGTTTCTTTTATTACTGGACTGAACAGATGGACAATTTTGTAAGTTGGCTAAAACAAAATTATCCTAATGTAAAAACAGTACTTGGTGGCCAAAGTCGTGCTATTATGCGTACAGAAAATATAGATTACTATATTCACGGTTACGGAGAAATGGCAATTCTTGAATTAACTAAAGCAATGATTGGTAACACCAATTCTAAGTTAATTTACGATCCTTTATTCTTTGGTAGTAAGAAAGTTATAACAGCAAATCATGCTTACCCTGCGTACCCTATGAAAAGCCTTAGCATCAAGTACGAGGACAGAGATGACATACAGCCGTGGGAATGGCTTACTATGGAGTTTACTCGCGGGTGTGTGTTTAAATGTGCTTACTGTAATTTTCCAATATTAGGTGTTAAAGAAGACCATACAAGAACTGCTGAAGATTTTGAAAGCGACGTTAAAGAAAACTACGAACGTTGGGGTGTTAAAAATTATTATGTTGCCGACGAAACATTTAATGATTACAGTGAAAAGATTTTTAAGTATGCTGATGTAGCTAACAAGTTAAATTTTGAAACTTTGTTTACAGGTTTTGTACGAGCAGATTTGTTAATAGCCAGACCACAAGACTGGGAAGCAATGGCAAATTTAGGATTCTACGGACATTTCTACGGAATAGAATCTATGAACAAAGCTACAGTTAAGGCTATTGGAAAAGGAATGGATCCTGAAAAAGTTAAAGCGGGATTATTAGACATTAAAAAATATTTTTCTAGTAAAGGTCCGTATAGAGGATCTATAGGTATTGTTGTAGGATTGCCTTACGAAACTGTTCAGAGTCAATTTGAAACATTCGACTGGTTAGCTAAGAACTGGGCTGGAGAAAGTTCTCATGTATGGCCTTTAGAGATTCCGCTAGATCCTAAGCAAGACGTTATGTCAACCCTTTCACAAAATTACGGAAAGTTTGGTTACAGAGAGTCAGATAAAATGCCGAACGAAATACCTAAAGAAGTTTTAGCTATGGGTCAAGAAGAAAGCAGGATTACACATATTAATAAGTGTCTTGTATGGGAAAATGATAATATGAGTTTTGCCGATGCTTGTAAGATAGCTGACGACTGGACATTAAGAGCTATACGCAATGAGATAGATGTTGGTATTGGAATGTTTGCCTTTGGTGACTTTACATACCCTGATGTTCCTGTTGAGCATATCTTAAAAAATAAAAAGATGGGTGATCCTGTCGATAACGATATAAGTTCTAGAGTTAAAGAATATATTATTAAAAAACTAAACAGATGATTTATACTAACTGGGATCCTCTGAAAGAAGTCATTGTTGGAAACTGTTACCACGGACATGCTAGTAATAAACTCGCAAACATCTTAGCAGAAACAAAAGAAGACTTAGATAATTTATCTGAGTATTTGACTAAACTTGGTGTGCGTGTTCATCGCCCAGTTGTTACTCAATTTCTTAATGATATAGATTTAGGAAACTTTAAAGTACAACACGCTACAGCACCTATTGTTCCTAGGGATCAGTATCTTGTATACGGAAAAACAATTTATCAAACTTATACAAGTATGCCCGATAGGTATTTAGATAGCATTAATTATTATCATATTTTTAAAGAGTTTTACGACCGTGGCTATAATTGGATCAGTCAACCTCCTCCTGTGCTAGACACATTAGTAGGAAAGTGGTGGGCAGAAGGTGACAAAATTTATGGCGAGCAGTTAGCGGATCGTATACTGTGGCATACTGCTACAATGTTTAAGTGCGGAGATAAGTTAATTACAAACACAAAAGGTCCTGGAACACAACAGGGTTTAGAGTGGATGAAGCGTAACTTGCCTGAAAATACTATTGTACCTGCTGGAGCAACACATCAACAAGGTTTTGGTCATATCGACCACGGATGGTTTATGACTAACGACGACTTAGTATTCTGTGTAAACAAAGACTGGGTTCCAGAGCCTTTACAAAATAAGCAAATAGTAGAACTACAAGATCACTTTGAAAAATTTGATGATGTAAAATTTATCACAGACTACTCTAGTACCGAAGGTAAGTTTAGTGATGCGTGGATTGAAAAGTGGTTAACTGAATGGAAGGGTTACGCACAGGAAGTATTTTTTGATAGTAACGTCTTAGTTATCGATAGTAATAACGTATTGTTTAGCAACCACCAACCTGCTATTTTTAAAGTTATGGAAAAGTACGGAATTAATTGCCATGTAGTTCCGCAACGACACGGATTATTTTGGGAAGCAGGTGTTCACTGCTTGACTTTAGACTTGGTCCGTGAGGGTCGGAATAGAACTGTAGTCACTTAATGCTTGTAAGAGTCTGTACTCGATATCTTCAAACCACATAGCAGGAGCATTAAGCGGCACTACAAACAAAACACCAGTGCCTCCTTCATTCCACATACCAGCGTTTATTCCATACTGATACAGGAAGCGTTCAAATGTACTATCCATCGGTTTCTCATTTAGTAGTACTAGGTTAAACAATAGTCCGCAGTTTGTAAAGTCTTTAATTAAATGTCTGTCCTTAAGACGCTGGCACATTAACTTACCCCAACTTTCTAACCTAGCCTGACGTTCTAATAACTGTTCGCTTTCAATTACATCTAAGTATGCTAAAGCAGAGTATATTCCACTTAAACTAAAACTGTAACTAAACCCATGTACAAATACATCGTATTTGACTTTGTTAAAAATTTTGTCATTAGCACAAACGGCACTTAGTGGAAAGTATCCACCGGTTAATGCTTTGCCCATTGTAAAAATGTCCGGACGAACTTTTCCAGTCCACCCAAAGAACGAACCCGTCTTCCCGCCGCACAATGCGATGTCATCGACAATAAGAACTATGCCCTTATGGGTACATATTGCTCTAAGTCCTTCCCAGAATTCAACGCCCGGATCATACAAGCCATTTTGCCAACTGCTAGTTTCAACTATAACAGCCGACAGATCATCTGTAATCATATCTAAATTATAGTCGCTTACAATACAGCGTGGGTCTTTGCCAAACAAATCTGTCATGTAAGTTGCGTCACTAACACTACTGCTTAGATATGTACTTCCGTGATAACTTTTTTTGAAACCTAGAAACTTATTACGACCGTTGTACATTTGTGCTAAACGTAAAGCGCCCTCTACAGCATCGCTACCGCTTAAGGCAAAAGCACTTTTGTATCCTCCGCTCATGGAAGCAATACGATCTGTTAGCTCTACTACGGCATCATTAGTAATATAAAACTCTCCACCGCAGAATGGATTATCTGACATACGTTTAGCAACAGCATTTACTATATCTGTACGTTTGAATCCTAATGGAAAGCATCCACAAGCACCCAGACTTAAATCTAAGTATTCGTTTCCGTTTTCTATAAATCCGTAGTCTGTGTATTCTTCAATTTTACGAATCGGTTGTACATCATTTGTTGCGTAAGGAAAAATAATGTTTGTCATAAAATGCTTAATGATAAAGAAATACGTTTTTTAGTAGGATCTAAGTTTTCAACACTATGTATAGTTCTGGTATCTAATCTATGCCAGCGACCTTTTTCTATTTTTATTTCTTCTAATAGATCAAGTCGTTCGTACGGAAAAACTGTTTGGGCATACGCAGTCAAATGACTGAATTCTTTCTTAGGTGCCCAAAAACAAGTTGATGTTTCACCACCTGTGTCGATGATATAATTATACGCAAAACTTCGCATTTCGTCAATATGCGGAGTGATAGTTTTTCCACCATACATAGCTTGAATACTAACGTGTGCTATGTTTAAGTTTATATTGCTTTTAACCCAATCGTTAACTTCGTCGGTTACTTCCAAAAAATCAAATTCTGCTAAATTGGTAAAGTGATTCCATACTTCAGACAAATGATATCCTAGCGAGTTGTCTGGATTGTATTCTACATTTTTAATAGCGTTGA